AACAAGCAATAGCAATAGCACTTAATGAGGCAGGAATATCTAAAAATGGGAAACGCAGAAGAAAAACTAGCTGATTACTTTGACAAGCTGATGTACATAGCAAAAAATAGTAGTAAAAGCTCTGAAGATAGTGTACTTTTAGCTGGTGCTATGATGGCAGCAGCAAGAGTTCTCTTTTATGATCATCTTAGTGCAAAAGAGGCAAAGAATTTATTAGATCAAGGTGGTCTTGACCTAATTGAACTTGTAAAACCGACGATACATTAATGAATTTTAAAAAAACAAAAGTAGAAGTGGTCAAAACAAAAAACCCTTTTCCAAATTTAAAAGTATCTTCTGATGCAGCAGTCGTTTTCTCACCTTATGTTGTAAAACAAAACAAAGGTGCGGGCCCAAAAGGGCAGACTAGCAACGCTCAGATCAAAAAAGTTGCTTTTAAAGGCGTAAAGTAATAAAACCTTTCAAACAAAGGAGGTTTGTATGAAACTAGTGCAAGATCTATGGGCACACTTAAAAGAGTGGTCCGACTGGAGTATGAAAGATTGGATTAAGGCTGCAATAGTGGCAATTATCGTAATCATAGTTATAGGAGCAATCTAGAATTTATGTGGCAATTACTTGCTAAACCTTTACTTGGCGTCGTCGCTGATGGCGTCAAGGGTTTTGTTGAAACGAAGAAAGCAAAACAAGAATTAAAATTAACTGAAATAAAAGCAACCCAGAAACTTAAAGAAGATCAAATTGCGGGCAAAGTTGCATGGGAGCAAAGTGCTGTCGATCAAATGAAAGGGTCGTGGAAAGATGAGGTAAGTTTAATTGTACTACTTCTTCCAGCAGTTTTAGTATTCACGCCCTTTCAAGATCATATACATAAAGGGTTTCTTGCACTGCAAGACCTACCGTCGTATTATCATAACCTACTTTATATTGCGATTTCAGCGAGCTTCGGCATCAAGGCAGGAGCAGGCGCAATCAATATGTTCAAAAAGAAATAATGAGTTACGAAGAATTATCAAAATCAGTAAAATTAAGTGAAGGTTTTAGAAACAAAATTTATCAAGATACCGAAGGATTCGATACCATTGGGTGGGGTCATAAGGTTGTCCCAGCAGATAATTTTGTTGCTGATAAAGAATACACCGAAGAAGAATTACAAGCAGTATTTGATAAAGATTTAAGCAGAGCTATAGCTCAAGCAAAACAATTAATGGATCAAAATGGTATAGAAGATTTACCAGAAACAGCTCAACACGTCTTATCGGAGATGTGCTTTCAACTTGGACAGTCAGGGGTGTCTAAGTTTAAGAATATGTGGAAAGCCCTGCAGGAAGCTAATTTTATTGGTGCAAGTTACGAAATGCTTGACTCCAGATGGAATAAACAAACGCCAAATCGTTGTAAAAAATTAGCTGACCTTATGAAATCATGCGGCTAGAAAACTTCTTTTCAAAATATAAAAAAGATTTAATTGCTAGACAAAAGCAAGTTGAACAGTCTATATTAAGTGGACTTTGCAAAACATGGGAGGATTACAGATTCCTTACTGGTAAACTTGCAGCGTTAAAACAAGAAGAACAGGAACTCACGGACCTGCTTAGAAAAACGGAGCTAGAAGATGAATAAACCAAAACTAATTGTACCAAAACATGTATGGGATGGTGCACAAGCGGAGAAAAAGAAAAATGAAGTAGAAAAAATACCACAACCGTCTGGTTGGAGAATGGTATTATTCCCACTTAAACTTCAAGGTAAAACAAAGGGTGGCGTATTGTTAACTGACGATACAGTTACTGAATCACAGGTAACAACAAATATTTGTAAGGTTCTAAAAATGGGGCCTGAGTGTTACAAAGACAAAGAAAAGTTTCCTAGTGGCCCTTGGTGTAAAGAGGGTGATTGGGTTCT